GAAGGTGGTTTGTAAGTCAATTTATATGAATTTATTTTAAGGTCGCTTCAACCTTCTCTGGGTGTAATGTGTACATTCCGCCATTGAATGGGTCTACAATAAACCAACCAATCAATCCTCCAAGTAACAAGTTACCACCAATGTACCAACCATTAGCGCTTGACTTTAAAGGCAAGGTGACTGGTGAAGCCCCATCTTTTGAAATAGTAACTTCATACTGTTTCTTACCAAAATAACTACCTGTTGACTTTTCTAAAGTGACGCCTTGTGGAGTTTTCCCTTGCGAAACAATCCTGCCTTGCTCATCTTTTATGGAAAAATCAGCACCAGAAGGATTACTATCGATTTGCACTAGTTGAGTTTTATCTCCAACGATTGTTGCGCACCCACTTAAAGAAAATGCAAAAAATGCCACTACTGACGCGATAATTATTTTTTTCATTAAACCATTCCTTTTTAAATTAATTAGCGCATCTTATGATATTTATCTAACAAAACTTTACAATTAAATTTTTTACAATTTTATAAATTTTAGTTGGTATTTGCTTTCTTACTGTAGCAATTGTGAGCAACAAAAAACCCACCGGAGTGGGTTTGTGAGCTTTCTTAATCATAGCTAGCAATGAAAATGACTATTAATTATTCATCTAATCCAGGCATGTTGTTTGCTCCTGTTCAGGTGTTTGAGGCTCATTCTCTACAATAGATATATCATCGTATGACTCATTGTACATCTTTTTGTAGAGTTCTAAAAATAATTTTTCAGTTCTGAGATTCTTAAAGAGCGGCCAATCATGAAAAGAGTGTCTCGCTAGCCCTGAGTCCTCCAAGCCTGAGCTCATTATTTTTTCTAAAATCTTGCATGAATTCTCATGCTCATCAAGGACGCAGCTTCTAGCTAAGATAAATAAATCACTGCTAGAGGACCAATCTAAGGCATCTATTTTTTTCTTATATATATCATTTCCTTGATATTTCAATGATAAGCATTGGTTGATAATTATTGTTCTTTTATATTTTTCAGATGAAATCGAATAATCCTTTGAAAGTAAAAACTCACATAGTGAATCAACAAGGGGGTAATCTTCTCTACATAAAAGGTCAAATACTATATTTATAGCTTGCAAGTTTATTAGGTTTAATTTTTCACTATCTTTTTTTAAAACAACATTTAAAATCACATGATTCAACTTAAAAATCACCTCGTAAATAATGCGATGCGCTTTTTTTAAGTATTCATCATCAACATGAACAACATCACCATAATTGGCATTTGCTTTATACTTTTCCCTTTCACAAACAGCTAAATACTGCTTTGAAACTCGCCCATTTGTATGAACAAATAAATTTCTTCTCTCGGTTAATTCAATAAACTCGCCCCATGAGTCGAATTTTTTCAATGTGTTAATACTGAATTTTTTTCCAAGTATGAGAATTGATCAGAATGACTAGATCTCAGTACATTTTCTATTTCTTTTTCAATAACAGAATCTATTATCTCATCTAAACTTCCATACGCCATAATTTCTTGAAAATTAAAGGCTCTCTGTGAGGACTTTATATAATCATGGTTAAATCTATAGATATTATTTAACAACTCAGAAATAAAATAATCAAATTCGCTAACCATAGATATTAATGTATTTCTAGGCAATAAGTTCATCACTCTGTTTAACTGGTATCTTTCTGATATTTTCTCTTTGAACTCTTGCCTTTTTCTTGGATTTCTAATTACCCAATAAACTCTTTTCCCCTCCTTATCTTCCTTTACTTTTTGAGTTGCATTTGATTCTAAGAATGAATTAATTTCTTTAACTCTTTCACGTATAGGACATTCCAATAGTTTATTAGACATAACCAAGCCATCAAGCGATAATAAGTGTTTTCTATATATAAAAAGATTAAATTCCACCAAGTACCTCGATACTATATAATTTGGTTCAGCACTAATAGAATAATATCAATATTACTTATGGATGGTTATCTGGTAATTTTAACAGTAGCATCAGCACTGTATATAAACATAGCATCACTATCCACAAAATGGCTCAAATCCGCCGTTCGGCTATCTTCGGATAGGGTTGGGATTGGCGCTTTCAAAAAACAACAAAGGGCTGGAATGCCCTGAGTTTGAGAAATATAAATTATTCAAAGGAATTTATGCGAAACGTCGCAATTTCATTGGCCAGCTAACTATTACCTTCCCGTCAATAAAAAGTTGATCTTCTTCTGTTTCGTCTATTTGCCATTCCTTGTAAGCAGGATTGTCTGATAATACAACAAGGTGGTTTTTTATTTTTTGGAGTCTTTTAATGTGTGAAGAATTTCCAAAAGTGAATGCATACACGCCGTCTCCCTCGAACTTTTTTACTGTGATATCAATAAAAACTAAATCTTCAGGATCTATGGTTCCTAGCATACTATCACCTTGCGCATTTATTGCTTTTACTGATGATGAAGGTCTTCCACCAAAAGTGCTTAATGCGAATTCTGGTTCTAAAGATATAGAACGTATTATATCTGGAAAATCGGAGTTATAGCTCCCAGGTCCACAACTATATGCTAGATCCATTAAATCAACAGTATATGAATCTTTGGTTACATGGTTATGTTCATAAGCATTAGTTAACTGCTCTACAGAATACTGCTCGCTAGAAATCATAGGCCCCTCTCCAGAAGCTAACCATTCGGCACTCACTCCTAATACCTTTGCTATCTCAACTGTCTTTCTAGATCCAGACGCTTTGTTGAGTAATTGATTTATGCTCGACTGTGCCATACCTACAGCCTTGGCTAACGCGCCCTGTGTGTATCCTGCATTTTTCATTGCAACATTTAGCCTATCTGAAAAGCTCATTTTTACCCCCTTCATGATTTTAATATATTTTATCGCTTTCCCGATAATTATTCAATGGAATATAGGCCTATCTATAGACAAACGCTTTACCGATTTGTATTATAGGTTTAATAGGAGAACCGATAATGAAAAATAAAGCAATAGAGAAAGCGATCTCAATCGTTGGTAGTCAACAACTCTTGGCGAAGAGATGTGGGCGTTCTCAGCCTACGGTTTGTGATTGGTTGTATGGAAAAAACAAGGTGCCAGTTGAGTGCGTCCTAAGAATTGTTTTTGCAACAGATGGCGCAATAAAAGCTCACGAAATTCGCCCCGATTTACCTGACTTATTTCCGCATCCTGAAGGTAACTCTCATGCACCAAATCAACATGCCGATGCCTGAGCATTACTTCCCTGATGATGCCAAGTGGATTCAGGAACAACTTACAAAGTTAAGCCCAAGCATGAGGCAGAAGGCATTAGTCAAATATTCAGAAGTGTATCAAACGGAATGGGAACGTGAACAAGTTCCCTACCGTAAAGACAACAAAGCTCGTCATGAGGCTAACGTCAGATTAAGAGAGTTCATAAAGCGTTATCAGAGAGCAATGCAAGGGTACACAGCAAAGCCGTTATCGATTTAGTAGTAATTAAATTTAGGAGGTATTGGAAGTTAAGACGTTTAGCCGTCTAGATTGTTTTCTGGGGAAGAGGGGGAAACTTTCTAGGGGGGAAAGGGGGGTGATCTTTGAAAGGGGTGTTAGGGAAGGCACAGCCAAGGGAGTGAGTAGATCTTAAATATAGATCTCTATAGGAGTTAAAAAGCCAACAGCCGTTTAGACGGCCAAAGAAATAAAAATAAATCCCTTCCTTTGGCAATGCTAATTATCAGATGAGGAAACCGATGTTAACAATCACACCAAATTTTGCACAGGAACGCGGATTGACGATGTTACGTCAGGCATGGAAGCAAAATAGAACATTCATGATTTATAGCCCAACAGGAAGCGGGAAAACGGCATTAGCTGCGTTTATTACTGATGGACATGTTCAGCGTGGAATGAGAGTGATGTTTCTTGTTCCTTATACAATTTTGATTGATCAAACAGCCAGTCGTTTTATTGAGTATGGCTTGCCAGCCGAAGAGATTAGCTATGTATGGCGTGATCATCCTAATTACGATCCGACTCGTTTTATTCAGATAGCGTCAGCAGATACTATTATTCGTAGAGATTTTCCAGACAACATCGATTTACTCATTATCGATGAGGCACATTTACGCCGTAAGAAAATATTAGAAGTGATCAGTGAAAGTGAATTCAAGGTAATTGGTTTGTCCGGTACGCCTTTTGCGCCATTTCTTGGTCATTACTACGAGACATTGATTAAGCCCACTACGATGAAAGAGCTGATCAAGCGTGGTGATTTAAGTTCATACGAGTTCTATGCACCGACTAAACCCGATTTATCAAAAGTGAAATCGTCCAGCAACGCAGAGTTCGGTAGTGATTACAAAGAAGCCGAGATTGCTGAAATCATGAGTGGTGCTGATTTGGTGGGGGATATTGTTGATAACTGGCTTGTTAATGGACGAAATCTCCCTACGATTTGCTTTTGCGTGACAGTCAGTCATGCCAATTTTGTCACCGTCGAGTTCAACCGTGCAGGTGTGAATGCTGAGGTGATCACCGCAGATACGCCACATGATGAGCGTCAGATCATTATTCATCGGTTTGAGCAGGGCGCGACCAAGGTGCTTGTAAGTGTAGGAACATTGATTGCCGGCTTTGATAGTGATGTCCGTTGCATTATTTACGCTCGCCCAACTAAATCAGAGATTCGTTGGTGTCAGGCGATTGGAAGAGGATTGCGTACTGCACCAGGGAAAGAAACTTGCCTTATTTTCGATCACTCCGGTTCTGTTCACCGCTTAGGTTATCCCGATGACATTGAATATAACGAACTGCCCACCAAAAATGATGGTATGAGTGAATCTTCATCTAGCCGAGAGCAAGAAAAACGAGAGAAGAAACCGAAAGAATGTTCTTCCTGCCACTACATGAAGCCTGCAGGTGTTTATGTTTGCCCTAAATGTGGGTTTAAACCTTTAGTGGGTGAAGATATCGAAGTTGATACTAGCCGAAACATCAAAAAGCTAAATAAAAAAGAGCGCACTTACACCCGAGAAGATAAACAAAGCTGGTGGTCCCAATTGAAATACTACCAGAATCAACGTGCGACACAGGGTAAGCCGATCAGTGACGGCTGGGTTGCTAACACCTTCAAAGATAAATTTGGCGTATGGCCACAAGGTTTCCATAACACACCACAAGAAATCACGCCTGAAGTGAGTAATTTCATTAAATACAAACAAATCGCCTTTGCTAAGTCTCGCAAGAAGGCGCAAGTCAATATTCAAAATTTACGCACTCAAATTAGCCACCAGCCACAGCAAGGAGGTTTACTGTGAATACAATTGATGCCGTAAAAGGGCAATGGGAAAAAATATTTGCACATTATGGGTTACCTCCTATAACAGGGCGTAAACACTTTAAAGGGAAATGCCCTATCTGTGGTCAAAAAGGAAAATTTCGTATTGATGATAAAGACGGTAGAGGAACTTATATCTGTACGTGTGGTTCGGGGAATGGATTTCAATTACTGGAAAGAACACAAGGTAAAGACTTTAAAACACTAGCAGATGAAATTGATGTATTGATTGGTAATCACCGCGAAAAAGAGATACCGACAACAAAAGAAAAACCAAAAGGGAATTTATTTCAACGTATCACAGGCTGTTATTCCAAACTATCTATACTGAAAAATACACCCGCCATGCAGTATTTACAGAACCGAGGTATTTTTGAATTACCAGCAGATAATGTCCGTTATTGTGATCATCAACCCGTTCGAAATAGTTCTGACAAATTTCAAGCTATTTGGTCACTAGCTACTGATGCTAAAGGGCAACTTTGTTACCTGCATAGAACGTATTTACAAGGGGATAAAAAAGCCCCTCTTGATATCGTGAAGAAAATGACAGCAGTGCAGGAAGATAACTATTTAGAGTATGCAGAGTCCGTTGCGATAAGAATGTTTCCTGTTGATACCACACTTGGTATTGCTGAAGGTATCGAGACGGCACTTTCCTGTAAGCAACTCTATGGTGTAAATACTTGGTCGGTCATCAATACTAACTTCATGAAAAAATTCAAAGCACCAAAAGGTGTTACCCACCTTGTTATCTTTACAGATATGGATTGGAATGCGGCAGGTCATGCGGCCGCTATGGAGTGTGCACATAAAAATCTACTTTCTAATAATGATGTAGAAATGGTCAGTGTGAGATGGCCTGATAATGGTGATTTTAACGATATGTTAACAGAAGCCTGTGAAGTAAGAGAATTGGTATTTTCAAGACAACATAAGGAAGTGGCGTAATGCGTGATATTCAGCAGGTATTAGAACGATGGGGCGCTTGGTCTGCAGATAATACAGAATTGGTTCAATGGTATTCAGTTGCTGCGGGGTTTAGTGGATTAATACCAAGCAAGGTTAAAGCTCGTCCCCAATGCTGTGAAGATGATGCAATGATTATTTCTAGTTGCATGGCGCAATTGAATAAAAAGAATAGTGATATGCATGACTTACTGCTTGATTACTATTTATTCGGAATGACATTTATGCAACTAGCTAACAAGCACAACTGTTCTGATGGACACATAGGTAAAAAATTACAA